ACACCAGGTAATCCACTGCCTCCGAGAACTGCCTCAATAGCTTGAGATTTAATTCCATCAAGGAGGGATGCAAGATTGACATATATGTATAACCCACTACCGACAACGGCAACAGATACAGTAGCAGACGCAATAGCAAGTACATTAATTAGTTTTTGCATGACTTTACATTTTAAAGGTTTCTTTTGTGTCGGATACACCAACTATTTTTAAAGGTGCTTGTTCAATCCGAATTGTTTGAGTAGGACCAGCTTTAGCAATGATTGCTTCAATGTCCTGAGCAGTAGCAGGAGGAGGTCCACCATTAGGTCCACCATTCCCATTACCATTCATCTTCATAGTACCGTCACCTTTTTTAGATGCGGTCTGAATTCCAAAGCTAGCTAAAACTCCTGTAAAAACCGAAGCTATAAATGTCGGATCTATTTTCTGTTGTTCCAGTCCTGGAACTGTCACATAGTTAAGAGTCAGTATACCCCCACTCCAGACCAACACGCCAATTCTGACCATCGTTGAGATGATCGCAGCTTGTTCTTCAGCATCAGGTAGTATAGCATCTTTTGCCTTCTGAAGCAACCCCTTCTTTTCTTCTGGAGTTTCTTCTACTACTTCTTCTTTAATTTCTTCAGCCATCAAGATAAGAGTAACTAGCTCTTATTTAGCATCTAGGAACCCTTGCTTAATCATCTTCTGCAACTCTGCAGTGCTACCAGTAAATATCGCATTATTGGTGACATTATTTGTAGTCTTATGTTTAGTCTCGTCAATCTCTTTAACTTTTTTCTGCAGATCCATTAACTTATCTGCAATGTCAGCAGTTGATTTTAATACCTGTCCTGCCACTTCAAATGCTCTAGGTGAACCAGACTCATTCGCTACATCCATTATACCATCTAAAGTTTCTTGACCTTTTGATATTAGAGAATATAATTGAGCACGAGAGTATTCATAATCTTTATCTATATCAATACCCATATCTTTCTTTGCAGGAAGATCCTTATGAGCATTAAACTTTTTAACATAGTTATGCTCAGAATTTGTATTTAATGCTTTATCTATTTCTTTTGACATCTTTCTGATCCTCCTTCAAAATCATGAATACTTTCCGATCCACCTATAGCAAATGGATTGTATTTTGCAGTAGCAATTCTATACATTTTCTCGTGCATAGTAACTACCTCTTCAGCAGTTTTCTCAAACTCAGGTGATGACTCATGCCTTGATGCATATAGATCTGCTATCTCTTCTTCAGGTCTTGGGTTAAAAGCATCATCTGCATCAGATGATCCATACATATCAAACCTATCATTAGTTGCTATAGGCATATCATCAAGGGGATTGTGTGGTTCATTGAACCAAGGGTCATAAGGAATTTCAGGTAGTGGGATCATACATCCTCCTGTCTAGTTGGACTATACTTCTTGGAATCACCAAACATAGTAGTTGTTTCGCTGAATCCAAAGTCATCCTCAGGTTCCGCAGTAATAGGATCTGGGGTAACTGCATATCTCATTTCACGCTTGGCAGTCTCAGTCTTAGTATCTGCATAGTAATCGACTTGAACCTTCTTAATAAGACCGTCTGTGCTATCAGCAACAGGACCAAAGAGGTAAGTCTTAGCAGTGAAATTAAAAGTATACATTAAAACTCTTCTAGTAGAAAAGTCTCCTTCATATTCATCACTAAATGATATATTTTCTAATACAATAGGAATATCCCTTTTCTCTCCAATAGAAGATATTAAATCTATAGTAACATTAAATGCTGGTTGGAAGAATGGAAGTATCTGTTCTACAATTTGTAATGCATCATCATTTAACTTAGTCATCACATTAAGTTCAAACCCTACATTATAAGGTACTGGTAAATATACTTTCTTTGCTTTCTTATTAGATGGGTCTGTGCTATCAACTGCTTTAAAAGTTCTAGTTATACTTGATTTTCTAGTAGCATCATATTGCATGGATGACATTTCAAAAGACATCCTTGGTAATGTTATAGCAGTTGCTTTTGTTAATTCTTCTTGTTGTTCAAGTTTAGCAAGAAATTTTTGCTTAGGACCATATATTAAAGGAACTTTAGTTGCACTAATAGTTCCACCAGACCTATTATCATGCTGTATGTTAATATCATTAAACAATGTACCAAAAGCGATAATTGTTTTTCTTAATATCTCGTGATAAAAATAAGTACCTAACATTAAATATCTCCAAAGGGATTAGATTCAGTGAAGTCTAGAAGCTGGTCTGCTTCTGTTTCAAACTCATCATTCATAAAGAATTCATCACCTGCAGCTTGAGTACTCAAGTCATCACTGTAAGAAAATACTTGGTATCTAGCAGAAGATGCAGTTCCAGTAATGTACTCACCAGATCTGAAATCACCTGTATTTATGGAGACTTCTAGTTTTCTATTTACAGAATCCCAACTCTTAACAAATGCTTCAGCACCTGAATCTGAACCAACTACCCTTTCGTTTAGATGATATGTTCCAATACCAGTACTTAGTGGAGAACTAATAGAAATAGTTGGAGTTGCCTCATATCCTGAACCAGCATCTGTTAGATAGATTCTAAACATACTAGATCCAGACAAGGTTGCAACAGCAGTTGCCTGTACTTGACCTGCCTTAGCACCGACCATAGCACCAGTACCAATAAAGGTTGTATTAACAGTACCAGTACCACCTATAGATGTACCAATACCAACACTGTTAGCACCGATAGAAGTTACAATACCACCACCAGAAAGTGTTACAGCACCAAGAGACTTGAAGTTAATAGTATGACCAATAGCGATATTTGCCATAGTATTAATACCAACAATCTCCATCTGACCAGCAGTTGCTATACCAGTAAATTCATACTGCTTATCAACATACTGAGGATGTTGAATACTGATTATAGGAGGATTAACATAATTAGAACCTGGTTGTTGAATTCTAATAGAACAGATACCACTGTTAGTTAATGCTGAAGTTGCAGCTGCACCTACACCTGGAGTACCAAATCCAATAGTAGGTGGTTCAACATAAGCAAAACCTGGATTAGTTATTGCAACATAATCTATAGCAGCAAGTTGACCCTTAGTAGTTGTAATTGCTACAACAGCACCAAGAGATGTTGATACACCTGCAGGAGATGCTTGTACATTAACAGTAGGAGGTGAAGTATATCCAGAACCATCGTCATTCAATGTAACTAATCTCATTGCACCTGCTAATGCAAAGGTATCAACAGATGCCTTAGCAGTTGATCCAATACCAGCAAGGTTTACAGTTGTAATGTATCCTTCTTCACTTAGTCTCTCATCAATACCAGCAACATTAGTATCGATAATATCGTCTTGAATCTGGTAGAGTTCACATTGAAGTTCGTATGTATAATTCTTACCCAATTGGAAGAATGGACTCTCGTGTTCTACCTGCTTAATCTCAAATAATCTCTCTCCTAATGGAAACCAAATTAAATCTCCTTCTTTAGGTCTAGTACCAAAATCTATATCACCATCTCTAGCACCACTTAAGTTTGTTGAGTTAAACTGGAATGGTGCAATAAAATCCTCATATCTTTCTCTTGATATTGTTAAAGTAATCTCATTCTGTAAGTTTATACCAAACTTAGACATCACATCACTTCCCTTAGCATATCCCTCATAGTTATTGAGGTATGCTTCGATAAGATAGTTATCATTAAACTTTGATGATTGTACCTCTCCTAAAACATCATCTGTTACAATCTGTTTTCTTGGTATATAATATACATCGATACCATGAATAGACAAATGCTCATCCACCAGAGACTGTACTAACCTCTGTTCATCGGGTGAACCATGTTGGAAAAATGGAGATACAGGCATTAACCTATCATATCAAGGACTGGAATTTCGTAAGTAGATAGCATTTTTTCTTCTATCTCCTTTATCTCTAGATCACCATCTTCATAGATCTGGCGACCATTGAGTTCTATACCACCAGGGAGTTTTACTCCTTGGAATTTAATGAGGTTCTGACCCCACTGTTTTTTGATCTTTGCTGTTAGATATCTCTTCAAGAAAGAATCATTATAAACTCCACTATAGTTAGCAGGATCCATAATTCTATAACATTCAATAATTATCCAATGCCCATCAGTTGCAGAAGCCCAATCAATATCCATATAAAGTCTATTGTTTCTCTTGTTATATCTAATCTGAGTAGATGTAGTCAATAAGAAATTAATATCTTCTAGATATGTCTTGGTCATAGAATAATTTAGAAGACCATCATATCCCATATTAAAAGCAACATCATTCAAGAATAACTGATACTTCAAGTTAAACATACCATTGCTAAGTCCACTACTATCAAATTCCATTACTCTTTCTATACCAAGTATAGAATCTGGAACTGTTATATAACTTTCATTCTCTTCAAATACACCAGATGCAGTTGATGTACTAGCAATACCAACACTAAAACCACCACCTCTAGATCTACCTTTTCTAATATCATTCTGTGTAAGTTGATACTTAAGAATTACTTTCTCAACACCATCAAAATGCCTCTCATAGAAAAACTGTAAAGAGTCATCCATCAAATCATCAACTTGCTCATCGGCAACATTAATCTCCAAAATTGGAGCACCTAATTGTCTTAAACAATAATCTTGTAATGTTGCCCTACTATTTGGTTTTGCCATTAGAAGAATCCTCCATCGATTGAATCACTCCACTGTGGAACTCCACCAGCGTTTGTAGTCATCATATAGTTAGAAGTAGTTAGGAATCCAACTGTGCTTGCAGTACTTACCAACCTACCATCATCTTCAAAGTAAGCAATACCGTTAGGACCACTATATCCTATACCTGTGCTTCCACCTTGATCTGAGCGATAGTATAATCCTTGTTTAAATGTAGCATATCCTACGACATGTACATTGTCTTGAATAGTAACTTGACCAGCAGCAGAATCAAGAACGAGTTCTCCGCTATTAGTTTCAATTCTAGTAGAAGAGCTACCAGCACCAATCTTAATGTCAGATACTGTAGTAACACCAGTTATGATAAGATTGTTTAAAGTACTGATTCCTGTTACATTTAAGTTTCTACCTTGAACTTCATCGTAGTAAACATCACCGATAACATTCAAGTTACCAGCAACAAATACATCTTGTTGGAATGTTGCTATACCAACGAAGGTTGAGAAACCAGCGAAGGTCATCTCAGTAGCAATACCAGTTTGAATCCTGGCGTTAGTAATTGCGAAGTCGGTTGCTAAACCAGCAGTGATCTTAGCATCAAGAATGTCAGCATCAGCAAGATCAACAGCATTGGCAGTGACTACACCAGCAGTTGCTGTGATAGAAGATCCAATTGCAATCTCACCCTTATAAACACCGTTATCCTTAACGGTTACAATACCAAGCATCTCTGAACCAGATGCTCTAATAATTAATCTATCACCAACACCAGATGCAGCAGAATCAGCATACATCAACTTGACAGTCTTCTCATCTGCCATCAAGAAGTCACTACTACCAGCAGCAGTTTGTACGCTGAAGTAATCACTTCTAATCTTTAATCTACTATAAGTTACATTACCATTAGCATGACGAATTTCTGTATGACCTCTATTAGCAAATCCATCAGTATCAATATGTTCAACAGTTAAGTCATCGTCAGAACCAATTCTGACCATAACATTGTCAGGAAGATCTGTGTGACTATTAATTCCAAGAGGAGCATTGACAGTTAGTGAACCATCACCAACTACTTGTCCAACTGTAAATGCCGTAGCAAGACCTGTAGCAATCTTAGCATCAACTGCATCAAGGTTATTAATGTCTGCACTACTGCTTACTGTTACAACACCTGTAGCATTAATACGCTCAAACTGAGCAGTGTCTAAAACATCTAGTCTCTGTCTAGGTGAAGCAGTTCCGATACCCAATTTCTGATTGGCATCAAGACGCATACCCTCAACATTATCAGTGTTAAATCTGATAGTACCATCAGTACCAGAATCATCCAGAGCGATAGAAGTATCATTCTTCTGGAAAGCATCTAACTGTATAACTGTAGCAGTTAAGATACCTAAGATATTGACATCACCAGTAATGTTAATATCACCAGCACCAGCAGGGTCAATGTTAATATCACCTGTTGTTGATTCAATACTATTTCCAGAAATCTGGATGTTACCAAATGTACCACTTGTAGGTGTAACACTACTGCTATCAGTACCATCTGTGATGGTTAGATTTGATAGTGCCTGAAGACTGGTTACCTGTTGTGAGAATGATACAGTACCATTTTCTTGGTCAACATAGAATGCTTCACCAACACGGAAGTCTCCCTTCTGGTCAATACTTACATAAGAGATGTCACCGTTATTAAGTTCGGTAGTCTCGTTAGCTTGTATTGCTAGATTAGGATCATTAGTTATATCTGCACCAGCACCAACATGGTTGAAGTTAAGAGCAAATAGTCTTAATGCAACACCATCACCATCAGCAATTACACCCTTCTGACCATACTCAACAGCACAACCAACAGAACGCATGTCAGCACCAAACTGACTGTAATCTGCTAGGGTTACCTTAGTAGCAGTTCCAATACCACCACCTGCTTGAACGATTCTGATATCCTGATTACGGATTACATCATCAGTAACAGTAGTAATACCAGAAGCACCATCAAAATTAAGAAGTAGAACAGTGTCCTTATCACCAGTTAGTGCAACAGTAGGAGCAGTGAAGTTTGCTGTATACTTCGCTACATTTCTTTCAATTCTTAAATCATCAACCCAACCCGTTACATTATTGCTTGCTCCATCAAAATCAGCACCAATTACTATACCCTTGGATGCACCATAATCGGTAGTATCAGAAGTCTTGATACCTCTCTGTGTACCATCAACAAATAGTCTTGTGTCTGTACCATCTCTTGCGATAGCATAGTGCTTCCAAACACCAGTAGCAATACCAGCACCAGAACCAGTGATAGCAGTGGTTGTACCAACTCTTAGGTCAACTTCACCAGCAGCACGATAAGCAAGACTTAAACCATTAGTATCAGATGCATTGTCTCTTAAGTCAAAGAGGGTAGCACTAGAAAGTCCAGTTGTATTTGAGTATGCCCAGAATTCAATCGTGAAATCTGTGTTAGTACCAAATCCAAGATCACCACTTGAAGGAGCACTAATAGAATCATTAGTACCATCAAGTTTAAGTGATGCACTACCAAACTTCTTAACAGTTGTATCTAATTGAGCACCATCATTGAATGTAATTGATTTAGCAGTTCTAGCATTAAGAACTTCAAATCCAGTCTGTTTTCCAGTTACATCTAAGTAAGTACCATCGTAATTAGAAACAACAGCAGTACCTAATCCAGTAGTACCATCAGTATCGTAAAGAGTAACAGTGTTACCTACACCAACTGTCGTAATACCAGTTAATCTTAATCTCGTCTTACCTGCAGAATGAATACCAATAGATCCAGATACACCCTTAATCGCTTCAGAAGCAAAATAGGTAAATGCGTTTAGGTACTCTACACGAGCACCGTTGGTCATTACAACACCCTGACTGTTAGGAACAATGAATGTAACCTCATTGAACAACATCGCTGCCTCAAGCGATCCTGATGCCACCTGAGAACC